ATGTCTAATAACAATACCATTTTACCAAATACAAGCAACATAGCGCCAGCTCACGAGGACGCTATCCATAAATTAATTTCATGCGAAAATATTAAGAATTTGGCCGCTTCACACTCCGAATTGTGTAATGGCATTTATGCCGTCCTAAATGGTGGTTCTGACTTCACTGAAATAGAGCCTTTATTCCATCGTTTGATAGACCAATCATTAGAAATTGAATCTCTAATTAACGTTAAATTATCGCTTGAATCAGAACATGTAAATTAATATGGGAGGGACCCGCGACGCGGGAGGGCCTTGTATTAATTACGTGTTTTACTATGAACCGGTATCAATATTATTTACTGTTCATATCTGTCAAATTTGATAATAAAGTAATCCGCCAAGCGAAGCCTGAGCGTAGCGGGTTACTTTTTTAGCAGTTATTAAATTCCTTCCTAAAACGCTTCATTCTGCCATTTTATAAATTAGCCCTTAACAGACAGCCAGAAAGGCGAGCTCCGAGCCTCTGACTGCCTGTAAGGGCTTTTAAATAAACATTTAATATCTACCACCACTAACAACCCATAAATTCATAAACTTTATGTTGAGAAAACGCCCCGCCAAAATATCTAAATGGCGGGGCGTTTGTGGTTTTTCGTGTGCAAAATAGCGTAAGCGCACACGAATTGCAGCAAAAGCCTTTTTAAGCGTAGCGGCTGCAACCCGTAACATAATGTGATTTATGGGGAGTGCAAATAACCATACTAATAGTAAGGTTACGTAATAATTAAAATCAATTATTACGTACCACTGGATACTTGATGATAGGAACCTATGAAGCTTTGCTTCATGAAAGGCCACACACAGAATTAATATAAAGACCATTAGATAAATGGCCGCATCCAATAACCCAGTCCCGCTTAGAAAAATATCCTAGCGCAACGCGCCCTTTGATAAACGTCTCTTTTTTTAATCTAGTTAATTTAACAAGGAGGGACCCGCATAGCGGGAGGAGCTTTGTTAAATTAACTGTGCTCAAAAAAAAACCCCGTAACTGTATTACGGGGTATAACTCCCATCTAAACCTATGCTTTCGGACTTAACCAGTTAAAAATACAGACTGGTCTAAACTCTAAATGGCTACCTGTTTAGTTATCACTTAGAATATTTACTTGCACTATGTTTTAGTATTAATGCTCTTAAAACTTCTTTAGTCACTTCTTTTTCATCATCTGTAAATTTATCTATTGCTAACATTAATATTTCTAAATCTTCATCTTTGTTTCTAGCTCCTAAACCCAATATTTCATTTGGTGTTATGTCCAGTGCATTACATAACTTTAATAAAATATCTAATGATGGCTTAGAGCTCCCAGCTTCATACCTTTTTATCTGCCCTTCATTTATTCCTGATTCATCAGAAAGATTACCAGTAGACCAGTTTTTTAATTTTCTAAACTTTTTTATGTTCTCTTTCATGATTATTTCTAATTTGTTGATTTCAATCATTATACACCCTGATTTTTTCACCTTTTTAATGCAGTAACTAATTAGTAACCAAAAAAGTTATTGACAGTTATTTGAATGTTAATTATAAAGTAACCAATTAAGTTACCATTCAGTTTCTTGACACGTTTTTAAGGATAGCTTTTATGTCTAAATTAAAGAAGGTGATTTCACCTAAATCTAAGAACTGTATTTGTACTGTTACTTTTAATGTGAATGAAACTCAGTTTAATCGCCTAATTGAAATTTCGAAAAAATTAGAACTTGATGCCAGTCATCTAGCTTGTGTTTTTGTCGTTGATTCTATGAATCACTTTGATAACGGTTCGTTCCTTGGCTGTCCTGTTTCTGATAATCCTTTTAAATAACATGAAAATATATTTCGAAAATAATAAACAAGCGGGGGTTCAAGTCACTTACGATTTGAATGGAACTCGCGTTTATGATTATTTCGATAATATGTATCAATTTCGCGCTTGGGTTTCACATGAGCATGATTGTAGAACAGTAGAAATCACTGATTCAAATTATCGCCAGTTAGTAGCTGATGGGGTGATTTGATGCATTACAAATATTCAGACACTGCTCAAAACCTTATCGACAATCGCATTAAGCGTTTTAAAAAGCATGAATCAAATCAAACAATAATAGACCATTTGTCTTTTAGCTTTCCACTTGCTGACTTGCGCCACTGTAAACGCGCTGGCTCTATTGGCTCTACTGTAGATACTCAAACGCTTTTCCCAGTAGTACCAAATATTAAAGAAGAATTTAACACTGAGGGTTTAACACCTGAACAACTGCTTAAAAGCTTAGAAACTCAAAAGCAACGCATTAACGAAAGAATGTCTGATTTTTATATCAATACATTGCGTGTTTTTAGCCGTTACGTTTTAGGTTTTGAACTATCAGTTCCACGCGATAAAGGCTTTCACGGATATCATAATTCTATGAATTTAGTAACAAGTGAAGGCACTCAAATCGGTTTTGTCGGTATTGGCGGTCAGCGCGATACGGTTTATTTTCAAATTTCTGGTGAAGGCTGTAAACACTTATGGTCACACACCACCCCATTTATTTTACATCATTGGCTATCTAAGGTTTTAAGCATTAGCTCACTTTCGCGCATTGATATTGCTCGCGATTGTTTCGACAACGTTTTTAACTGCAAGGCCGCTGAACTTAATTTCTTTCAAAAAGCTTTTGCTCGTAAAAAGGGTGGTCCTAACCCAACTATGTCACCTCGCCATTCATTCACTATTGATGGCAAGTTTGATGTTGAAATGACTACAGTGGGTAAACGTACAAGCCCAGTTTACTGGCGTATATATGATAAAAAATTAGAGCAGGGTATAGATGACGAATCATTAGTTTGGTATCGCAACGAAGTTGAATTAAAAAAATGGTCTGTCGATTGTTTACTAGACCCTGATTCTACATTTGCGGGTATTTGTGACTTTTCACAACAAATGATTAATAGCGATGGTGTTCAAACATCCAGTTCAGCAAAAGTATCAAAAGCCGGTACTGATTTAGCAAGTCGTGTTAAATGGGTTCGCCGTATGTGCGGAAAGGCACTTGCTGACATTTTAGAAATTACTGAAGGGGATATGCAAACCGTTTTAGGTTTACTAGTTCCTGATAAATACGTAACGGGAAAATCATTAGATGTTCCTAATATTTACAAACACATTTTAACTGAACAATTAAGGAGTCATTAACATGGCTATTGTTATCGCGGGTATTTCAATTACAAGTTTTCCAGAGTCAAAAAATCCAGATGTTGAACGAGCAATTATTGAAGTTCTTTACCCACTGGACAATGTTGATTCACCAAAATATAAGCGTAAGGCCGCTGGTAAAACTACCAGTACACCTTTCGGTAAAGAGCCAATAGCAATAAATACTGCTTATGCTCACGTGTTAATTGATAACCAGGCGTTTGTTTCTGATAAAGCTTACGACCTTAAATTCTCATTTAACGACCAAACTTTTGATAACGAAGTGGTTGAACTTATCCCAGTTGACCATGAAGTTAAAAAGCATTTTAAAGAATCGCTGGGCGGTTAATTATGCAATGTATTTATTTGAATGCCGATGGGACTATATTGCCAACAACACAAACTTTGGAGGAGTGCACAGGTTACGTACTTGTTCCAAGTTCTGATGCTGATGCATATATCAAAAGTATTCAAATAACGGCTCTCGATGTTGGGGAGTCTTTCACTTGGGGTTTCGGCCTTATTATATTTTTCGGGTTTCTATCTTACAAAGTTAAGGTTGCCCGAATGGTTATTAATAAACTTTAGGAATAATAAAATGACTGATATTTTTGCTGCTGTAGACATGGCTGGTGTTGCAACTTTTGTTGGCGCTACTGGTGTTTTAATCGTTGGTGTTGCTCTTGCTTATAAAGGCATTTCACTAGCAAAACGCGCTGTTTCAAAAGCGTAATAAAAGGATCTAATTATGGGCGGCCTAATTGTCGCCCTTATCTACACCATTTGCGGTTTGATAGGGGCAATTGCTGGTTTTATAGTTTGTAAAAATTTCGGTTGGGGATAACAGCCAATGAAATACTTAATTTTAATAATGGCGCTTATCAGCGCTTTTTTTGTTTCTGAAATTTATGCTGAATCACTTGGCCCTGATATGTCAGATTTGAAAATCCCTAATCAAGAAGGTCAAATTTGTATGAAGGCTAATGGCAAAGAGGGTTGTGGCAAGGATATACAGGAAGCTTATACTAATTCCTGTTTTGCATATAACTCAGTATTTCAATTGCCTGCAAATACACCATCTCGTCAATACATTTCATCAGCTTGTGAATCCGATAATCTAGGAGCCAATATTTTAATAACTGGTAAAGTTCAATGTTATGCTTGTTCCGGTGGTTGGGGCCCAGAAGAGGTTGTAAGTGTCCAATCTGTTTCATATGGTAATAGTTATGAACTAGATGGTTATACTTGCCCTCCTACTGGTTTTAATGAATACGATATACAGGTATTAAATCCTGATACTTCTGAAAACTCTCCAAAAGTTATGTGTGCTAAAGAAATGCTACCACCTGTTGACCCCGACGAAGGCTGCAGCGAATTTGGCAATAACTCAATGTTACCTATGAAATCAGGTGTTGGATCAACAGGTCAAAATGCTTGTTATACAAATCCATCTACAGGTAAAAGCTGTCAATTTTCACAAGGTGGGGACAATTTTTTAGCTACTGGTAAAACTTGTGATGGTGATGAAAACGACTATGGAGATAAACCACCTGCAGAACCTCGACCAGATGGCGCTGATGATAGTTGTTATAACTACGGCTCTCAAGGTCAAGTATTAATCTGTGATGTTGATCCAAATGAAGGATGTAATGCACTTTTAATTAATGGTGAAACACAATATCAATGTCCACCTGGTTGCGGTTCTATGGACGGTGTTTACTTTTGTACATATGACGATACTGATAATGATGGAGTACCAGACGATAAAAACCAAAATGGAGTTCCTGATAATGAAGAAACTTGTATAAATGGTCGATGTACCGCAAAACCTCCAACTGATGATACTGGTGGAGAAACTCCAACTCCAACGCCAACACCTGAAGTCCCTGACATGACACAAACTAATAATAGATTAGATGCTATTAAAGGTGAATTAGGCTTCATAGGCGGAAAAATAGATTCAGGCAATAAAAAACTTGATGGTATTAATTCAGGTATACAAGGTTTAAAGGGTGAACAAAAAGCAGGTAACGCATTACTTTCTAGCATATCCAATAGCAACGAGCAGATTAGAAAAAACACAGGATTTACAGCAGATAGTACAGGGCAGCTTTTAGACTCGTTTAATGAATTTAAGGAAGGTATTGGCGAAACAGAAATAGAAGGTAACTTTGATCCAAACCAATCAGTAAGTTTTTACGAATCTGATTATGAAGATGGCTTTGAAGGTGTTTGGAATGAAAAAAGTTTAGCTTTCAAACAGACACAAACCTTTGAGTTTTTACAGCAATTCAAATTTAATGCTGGGGGTTCACCTCCTGATACACAAATGTGTTTCAACTTAGGTGGCTCTATGGATTTCGGTTGTGCTGAACTTCCAACACCAAGCCCTCAACTTTTAGCAATATTAAAGATTTTCATTTTAATCACAGCGGCTTTTTTATGTCGTTCGTTAGTTTTTGGAGGTTAGCATGTTGGATTGGTTGGCTGAAACTTGGAATGACTTACAAACTTTTTTATATAGTTTGGTCTTAACAGTTCAAGACATAATGAAAGATATTGGAATTTTCTTTTTTGAAAGTTTTTTAGATATTTCGTTACTGGCCATTGATGGTTTAGATACCTTTTTTGCTGGTTTAGATGTAGCTAGTTATATAAACGCATTACCACCAGAGGTAAGTTATTACGCATCTGCTCTTGGTCTTTCTCAAGCAATGGGCATGATTATAATAGCTATTACTATAAGAATGTTATTGCAGTTAATTCCATTCGTTAGATTAGGGAGCTAAAAAATGATACACGGCATTTCAGGAAAAACGGGTGGCGGCAAAAGTTATGAAGCAGTTGTAAGGCATATAATCCCTACTGTTACTGAGCATAAACGAAAAGTTGTAACGAATTTACCTTTAAATGTCGATCACTTCTGTTCAGTTTACGGTGAATATTGCCGTGAACTGATAGAAGTAGTTGATGGTGAATTTCATAACTATGGGGGCGAACGTCCTTTTTCTAGAAAAGAACATTACTTACAGTATCAAGACTGGAAGAATGAGGACGGTAATAGAGTTTACTTTTTTATAGATGAGTGTCATTTAGCATTAGGTGCTGGAAACTGTAACAAAGAAGTAAAAGAGTTTTACAGTATGCATAGGCATTACGGCTTTGACATAATGTTAATTACTCAAGAATTTAGGAAGGTTGAAAGGGATATAAGGGAGTTAGTTGGAAACCATTATAGAGCTATAAAAAAATCCTTTGCTGGCCAAGATGATAAATATGTACTTAAAGTACATGATGGTCATTCAAAAACAAATACAACTGTTGTTGCCACTCATGAGCGTGAGTACGAGAAAAAATATTTTAAGTTTTACCAGTCTCATACAAAAAGTGATCAATCAATAAAAGAGGCTGCACCCTCTGACATTAAAAAATGGTATGACAACTGGTTTATTAAAGGTTCTGTTGTATTCTTTATTGTTGCAGGTTTTTTGCTTTTCTTAGGTTTTCAAAAGCAATCTGATTTAGCTGAAGCTAAAGAACCTACGAATGCTGCACCAGTTCAAGCACAATATTCAAATACTCCTAATGGCCAGTATGCTGCTCAACTTCCAAATCAGTTACCACCTGAATTTTTAGCACAACAAGCAGAGGCTAAAAAAATTATTGAAGCAGATAAAAAAGCACAGGAATTAGAAGAGAAAAAGCATCCTTTTTACAAGGTCGGGCTTCATATTGCTGGTTGGGGTGAATATACAGAGTTAGGTAAATTAACTAAAAACTACTACTTATCAGCAAGTCAAAATGGCCAGCATATTTTTGATTTATCTTTAAGGGATTTAGTTTTGGCTGGCTATAACGTAGTTGTTCGTTCAAGTTGTGTTATTGAGATTAGCTACAAAAAGTATCATGATTTTCTTACCTGCGATTCTCCAAAGGTCGGAGTTTTTGACGAAGCGCCAGAAATTACTGAATAACAATCAATTATAGTTATTTAAACTGCTCATAAATTCATAAACTTTATGTTGAGAAAACGCCCCGCCAAAATATCTAAATGGCGGGGCGTTTGTGGTTTTTCGTGTGCAAAATAGCGTAAGCGCACACGAATTGCAGCAAAAGCCTTTTTAAGCGTAGCGGCTGCAACCCGTAACATAATGTGATTTATGGGGAGTGCAAATAACCATACTAATAGTAAGGTTACGTAATAATTAAAATCAATTATTACGTACCACTGGATACTTGATGATAGGAACCTATGAAGCTTTGCTTCATGAAAGGCCACACACAGAATTAATATAAAGACCATTAGATAAATGGCCGCATCCAATAACCCAGTCCCGCTTAGAAAAATATCCTAGCGCAACGCGCCCTTTGATAAACGTCTCTTTTTTTAATCTAGTTAATTTAACAAGGAGGGACCCGCATAGCGGGAGGAGCTTTGTTAAATTAACTGTGCTCAAAAAAAAACCCCGTAACTGTATTACGGGGTATAACTCCCATCTAAACCTATGCTTTCGGACTTAACCAGTTAAAAATACAGACTGGTCTAAACTCTAAATGGCTACCTGTTTAGTTATCACTTAGAATATTTACTTGCACTATGTTTTAGTATTAATGCTCTTAAAACTTCTTTAGTCACTTCTTTTTCATCATCTGTAAATTTATCTATTGCTAACATTAATATTTCTAAATCTTCATCTTTGTTTCTAGCTCCTAAACCCAATATTTCATTTGGTGTTATGTCCAGTGCATTACATAACTTTAATAAAATATCTAATGATGGCTTAGAGCTCCCAGCTTCATACCTTTTTATCTGCCCTTCATTTATTCCTGATTCATCAGAAAGATTACCAGTAGACCAGTTTTTTAATTTTCTAAACTTTTTTATGTTCTCTTTCATGATTATTTCTAATTTGTTGATTTCAATCATTATACACCCTGATTTTTTCACCTTTTTAATGCAGTAACTAATTAGTAACCAAAAAAGTTATTGACAGTTATTTGAATGTTAATTATAAAGTAACCAATTAAGTTACCATTCAGTTTCTTGACACGTTTTTAAGGATAGCTTTTATGTCTAAATTAAAGAAGGTGATTTCACCTAAATCTAAGAACTGTATTTGTACTGTTACTTTTAATGTGAATGAAACTCAGTTTAATCGCCTAATTGAAATTTCGAAAAAATTAGAACTTGATGCCAGTCATCTAGCTTGTGTTTTTGTCGTTGATTCTATGAATCACTTTGATAACGGTTCGTTCCTTGGCTGTCCTGTTTCTGATAATCCTTTTAAATAACATGAAAATATATTTCGAAAATAATAAACAAGCGGGGGTTCAAGTCACTTACGATTTGAATGGAACTCGCGTTTATGATTATTTCGATAATATGTATCAATTTCGCGCTTGGGTTTCACATGAGCATGATTGTAGAACAGTAGAAATCACTGATTCAAATTATCGCCAGTTAGTAGCTGATGGGGTGATTTGATGCATTACAAATATTCAGACACTGCTCAAAACCTTATCGACAATCGCATTAAGCGTTTTAAAAAGCATGAATCAAATCAAACAATAATAGACCATTTGTCTTTTAGCTTTCCACTTGCTGACTTGCGCCACTGTAAACGCGCTGGCTCTATTGGCTCTACTGTAGATACTCAAACGCTTTTCCCAGTAGTACCAAATATTAAAGAAGAATTTAACACTGAGGGTTTAACACCTGAACAACTGCTTAAAAGCTTAGAAACTCAAAAGCAACGCATTAACGAAAGAATGTCTGATTTTTATATCAATACATTGCGTGTTTTTAGCCGTTACGTTTTAGGTTTTGAACTATCAGTTCCACGCGATAAAGGCTTTCACGGATATCATAATTCTATGAATTTAGTAACAAGTGAAGGCACTCAAATCGGTTTTGTCGGTATTGGCGGTCAGCGCGATACGGTTTATTTTCAAATTTCTGGTGAAGGCTGTAAACACTTATGGTCACACACCACCCCATTTATTTTACATCATTGGCTATCTAAGGTTTTAAGCATTAGCTCACTTTCGCGCATTGATATTGCTCGCGATTGTTTCGACAACGTTTTTAACTGCAAGGCCGCTGAACTTAATTTCTTTCAAAAAGCTTTTGCTCGTAAAAAGGGTGGTCCTAACCCAACTATGTCACCTCGCCATTCATTCACTATTGATGGCAAGTTTGATGTTGAAATGACTACAGTGGGTAAACGTACAAGCCCAGTTTACTGGCGTATATATGATAAAAAATTAGAGCAGGGTATAGATGACGAATCATTAGTTTGGTATCGCAACGAAGTTGAATTAAAAAAATGGTCTGTCGATTGTTTACTAGACCCTGATTCTACATTTGCGGGTATTTGTGACTTTTCACAACAAATGATTAATAGCGATGGTGTTCAAACATCCAGTTCAGCAAAAGTATCAAAAGCCGGTACTGATTTAGCAAGTCGTGTTAAATGGGTTCGCCGTATGTGCGGAAAGGCACTTGCTGACATTTTAGAAATTACTGAAGGGGATATGCAAACCGTTTTAGGTTTACTAGTTCCTGATAAATACGTAACGGGAAAATCATTAGATGTTCCTAATATTTACAAACACATTTTAACTGAACAATTAAGGAGTCATTAACATGGCTATTGTTATCGCGGGTATTTCAATTACAAGTTTTCCAGAGTCAAAAAATCCAGATGTTGAACGAGCAATTATTGAAGTTCTTTACCCACTGGACAATGTTGATTCACCAAAATATAAGCGTAAGGCCGCTGGTAAAACTACCAGTACACCTTTCGGTAAAGAGCCAATAGCAATAAATACTGCTTATGCTCACGTGTTAATTGATAACCAGGCGTTTGTTTCTGATAAAGCTTACGACCTTAAATTCTCATTTAACGACCAAACTTTTGATAACGAAGTGGTTGAACTTATCCCAGTTGACCATGAAGTTAAAAAGCATTTTAAAGAATCGCTGGGCGGTTAATTATGCAATGTATTTATTTGAATGCCGATGGGACTATATTGCCAACAACACAAACTTTGGAGGAGTGCACAGGTTACGTACTTGTTCCAAGTTCTGATGCTGATGCATATATCAAAAGTATTCAAATAACGGCTCTCGATGTTGGGGAGTCTTTCACTTGGGGTTTCGGCCTTATTATATTTTTCGGGTTTCTATCTTACAAAGTTAAGGTTGCCCGAATGGTTATTAATAAACTTTAGGAATAATAAAATGACTGATATTTTTGCTGCTGTAGACATGGCTGGTGTTGCAACTTTTGTTGGCGCTACTGGTGTTTTAATCGTTGGTGTTGCTCTTGCTTATAAAGGCATTTCACTAGCAAAACGCGCTGTTTCAAAAGCGTAATAAAAGGATCTAATTATGGGCGGCCTAATTGTCGCCCTTATCTACACCATTTGCGGTTTGATAGGGGCAATTGCTGGTTTTATAGTTTGTAAAAATTTCGGTTGGGGATAACAGCCAATGAAATACTTAATTTTAATAATGGCGCTTATCAGCGCTTTTTTTGTTTCTGAAATTTATGCTGAATCACTTGGCCCTGATATGTCAGATTTGAAAATCCCTAATCAAGAAGGTCAAATTTGTATGAAGGCTAATGGCAAAGAGGGTTGTGGCAAGGATATACAGGAAGCTTATACTAATTCCTGTTTTGCATATAACTCAGTATTTCAATTGCCTGCAAATACACCATCTCGTCAATACATTTCATCAGCTTGTGAATCCGATAATCTAGGAGCCAATATTTTAATAACTGGTAAAGTTCAATGTTATGCTTGTTCCGGTGGTTGGGGCCCAGAAGAGGTTGTAAGTGTCCAATCTGTTTCATATGGTAATAGTTATGAACTAGATGGTTATACTTGCCCTCCTACTGGTTTTAATGAATACGATATACAGGTATTAAATCCTGATACTTCTGAAAACTCTCCAAAAGTTATGTGTGCTAAAGAAATGCTACCACCTGTTGACCCCGACGAAGGCTGCAGCGAATTTGGCAATAACTCAATGTTACCTATGAAATCAGGTGTTGGATCAACAGGTCAAAATGCTTGTTATACAAATCCATCTACAGGTAAAAGCTGTCAATTTTCACAAGGTGGGGACAATTTTTTAGCTACTGGTAAAACTTGTGATGGTGATGAAAACGACTATGGAGATAAACCACCTGCAGAACCTCGACCAGATGGCGCTGATGATAGTTGTTATAACTACGGCTCTCAAGGTCAAGTATTAATCTGTGATGTTGATCCAAATGAAGGATGTAATGCACTTTTAATTAATGGTGAAACACAATATCAATGTCCACCTGGTTGCGGTTCTATGGACGGTGTTTACTTTTGTACATATGACGATACTGATAATGATGGAGTACCAGACGATAAAAACCAAAATGGAGTTCCTGATAATGAAGAAACTTGTATAAATGGTCGATGTACCGCAAAACCTCCAACTGATGATACTGGTGGAGAAACTCCAACTCCAACGCCAACACCTGAAGTCCCTGACATGACACAAACTAATAATAGATTAGATGCTATTAAAGGTGAATTAGGCTTCATAGGCGGAAAAATAGATTCAGGCAATAAAAAACTTGATGGTATTAATTCAGGTATACAAGGTTTAAAGGGTGAACAAAAAGCAGGTAACGCATTACTTTCTAGCATATCCAATAGCAACGAGCAGATTAGAAAAAACACAGGATTTACAGCAGATAGTACAGGGCAGCTTTTAGACTCGTTTAATGAATTTAAGGAAGGTATTGGCGAAACAGAAATAGAAGGTAACTTTGATCCAAACCAATCAGTAAGTTTTTACGAATCTGATTATGAAGATGGCTTTGAAGGTGTTTGGAATGAAAAAAGTTTAGCTTTCAAACAGACACAAACCTTTGAGTTTTTACAGCAATTCAAATTTAATGCTGGGGGTTCACCTCCTGATACACAAATGTGTTTCAACTTAGGTGGCTCTATGGATTTCGGTTGTGCTGAACTTCCAACACCAAGCCCTCAACTTTTAGCAATATTAAAGATTTTCATTTTAATCACAGCGGCTTTTTTATGTCGTTCGTTAGTTTTTGGAGGTTAGCATGTTGGATTGGTTGGCTGAAACTTGGAATGACTTACAAACTTTTTTATATAGTTTGGTCTTAACAGTTCAAGACATAATGAAAGATATTGGAATTTTCTTTTTTGAAAGTTTTTTAGATATTTCGTTACTGGCCATTGATGGTTTAGATACCTTTTTTGCTGGTTTAGATGTAGCTAGTTATATAAACGCATTACCACCAGAGGTAAGTTATTACGCATCTGCTCTTGGTCTTTCTCAAGCAATGGGCATGATTATAATAGCTATTACTATAAGAATGTTATTGCAGTTAATTCCATTCGTTAGATTAGGGAGCTAAAAAATGATACACGGCATTTCAGGAAAAACGGGTGGCGGCAAAAGTTATGAAGCAGTTGTAAGGCATATAATCCCTACTGTTACTGAGCATAAACGAAAAGTTGTAACGAATTTACCTTTAAATGTCGATCACTTCTGTTCAGTTTACGGTGAATATTGCCGTGAACTGATAGAAGTAGTTGATGGTGAATTTCATAACTATGGGGGCGAACGTCCTTTTTCTAGAAAAGAACATTACTTACAGTATCAAGACTGGAAGAATGAGGACGGTAATAGAGTTTACTTTTTTATAGATGAGTGTCATTTAGCATTAGGTGCTGGAAACTGTAACAAAGAAGTAAAAGAGTTTTACAGTATGCATAGGCATTACGGCTTTGACATAATGTTAATTACTCAAGAATTTAGGAAGGTTGAAAGGGATATAAGGGAGTTAGTTGGAAACCATTATAGAGCTATAAAAAAATCCTTTGCTGGCCAAGATGATAAATATGTACTTAAAGTACATGATGGTCATTCAAAAACAAATACAACTGTTGTTGCCACTCATGAGCGTGAGTACGAGAAAAAATATTTTAAGTTTTACCAGTCTCATACAAAAAGTGATCAATCAATAAAAGAGGCTGCACCCTCTGACATTAAAAAATGGTATGACAACTGGTTTATTAAAGGTTCTGTTGTATTCTTTATTGTTGCAGGTTTTTTGCTTTTCTTAGGTTTTCAAAAGCAATCTGATTTAGCTGAAGCTAAAGAACCTACGAATGCTGCACCAGTTCAAGCACAATATTCAAATACTCCTAATGGCCAGTATGCTGCTCAACTTCCAAATCAGTTACCACCTGAATTTTTAGCACAACAAGCAGAGGCTAAAAAAATTATTGAAGCAGATAAAAAAGCACAGGAATTAGAAGAGAAAAAGCATCCTTTTTACAAGGTCGGGCTTCATATTGCTGGTTGGGGTGAATATACAGAGTTAGGTAAATTAACTAAAAACTACTACTTATCAGCAAGTCAAAATGGCCAGCATATTTTTGATTTATCTTTAAGGGATTTAGTTTTGGCTGGCTATAACGTAGTTGTTCGTTCAAGTTGTGTTATTGAGATTAGCTACAAAAAGTATCATGATTTTCTTACCTGCGATTCTCCAAAGGTCGGAGTTTTTGACGAAGCGCCAGAAATTACTGAATAACAATCAATTATAGTTATTTAAACTGCTCATAAATTATGTTATGTTAAATTACATGGGTTTTAATAAAGCGAGCGTGATTATACAAACCAGCTCGCTTTTAGGAGAGTAATTTGGAGGTTAATTAAGCTCTGAATCAACCCAAAACTTGGTACCTTTTAATACAGCTTGTAGTGCAAGGCCATTTTCGGTTACAGAATATACAGTAACTTGATCTGCAATTGCTTCGGCAACCAGTGCACCGCCTTTATCTTCATATTTTGCTGCTGCATCAGCGTTTCCGCCAAATGCCCAACCATGTTCAATAAATCTATTTAGTGCAGCTTGGTTATGAAAAACCATTACAACGTTAAAATCTTTTACACCTAAACCAAGCCCTAAACCGGCTTCACCCATATTCATGTAAGTCGATTTACCAGTAAGGTTATTTTTAACTACGCCGTAACCGCCACCAAAACTGGCTAAAACAACATTTACGTTCGCGTTATCAAAAACAGCGTAACCAGCCGAATTAGCAATTTGTTTTTTAACATCAGGTTTTTCAGCGTATAGTTTATCTAATGTATTTGTTTTCATACTTTGTACAAGTGAACGTTTTTCGCTTGGTGATGCACTACCTGTAGTAGCACACCCAGTTAACGCAACAGTTAAAGCAAGTACGCTTAGTATAATTAGTTTTTTCATAATGTTTTCCTTAATAAGATATAGCAACCAACAACCATAGAATAATCACGGTATTAAAATAATTAGAGCTTTACTATGTCCAATACTAGACAGTATCGGACTTTAACGTTATTCTGTAAACCTATTATTTAATTGAATATTTATACATTATGCTTGTTGCTTTGGTTGATACGTTAAAACAATTAAGATATCAAATTGCCCATCTAGATGACGGTACTCTAAATTCAGAATACCCAGAACTTGCATCCTTTATACAGGAAGTTGGCTTGACTGTAACTGAATCAAAAGCCGATCTGACATTCTTATATCAGTTTTTATATGTTTATGGCAGAAAATCAGAAGCGACTTATAGCCGTTTTCGAAATGAACTTGAACGCTTTTATTTATGGTCGTGGTTAATAGCAGAAAAATCAGTATTCGATTTAAAACGTGAAGATATTGAAGCTTACGTTGATTTTATGGTTGAACCTGATAAAGAATGGGCTGCAACTTCAGTGCAATGGCGTTATAAAGATGAGCAAGGAATTCGTAGATTAAATCAAAATTGGCGCCCTTTTATGCTAAAAGAATCGACTGCCAGCCAACAAACTTTATCGGCCATGTTTACTGCCTTAAATGTATTTTATAAGTTTGCCCTACTCGAAGAAAAAACATTCGCGAACTTTGTCCCTGTTGTTAAAAAAAATAGCCCGTATTTAGTTGTTCAATCACAAATTCAAATTCCTGATACATTAAGTGATATTCAATGGGAATACGTTTTTGGTGTAACGCGTGATTTATGCGAACATAACCCTGATTTAGAGCGAAATTTGTTTACGCTTGCCTGCTTAAAAGGTCTTTATTTACGAATTTCAGAATTATCTGAGCGCCCACAATGGTCGCCGGTGATGTCTCATTTTTGGCAAGATAATGATGGATTTTGGTTTTTACGTATAATGGGTAAAGGTAATAAATTACGAGATGTAACCTTGAGTGATGATTTTGTTGAATATTTAAAACGATACAGATTATATCGAGGTCTACCTGCCCTTCCTCGGGTTGATGAATCTGAGCCGTTAGTTCATAAAATTCGCGGTCAAGGTGGTATGACCGTAAGGCAAATTAGGCGTTTAGTTCAACAAAGTTTTGATTATGCTCAGCAATCATTACTTAATGATGGTTTTAAAGATGACGCTGAACAACTTGGCGCTGCAACTGCACATTGGCTTCGTCATACTGGTGCTACACATGATGCGCAAACCAGACCGCTCAAACATTTATCAGAAGATTTAGGCCATTCTAAAATTGCGACTACCGATCAAATTTATATTCAAACAAATATTAAAGAGCGAGCAAAATCAGGACTTAAAAGGAAAATTTAA